CGTGCCCTCTTGGACAAACACGGTCGAGCCTTCGCTAAGACCGGCTGGGCTAGCGCTAACGTAAGTATTCGCGTCACTGGAGCGCGTCAGCACCCAGTTGGTCGAGCCAGAACCTACGCTCGTCACGACATAGATGCCGTTCTGCGTCTGCGTGGTCTGCGTATAAATCAGAACGCGGTCAGCAACGCTAAGCGTCACACCATCAATAACCAGCGCAGTTTGAGTACCAGCATTGGTCAGCGTTGCGCCAACCCCAGCGGTGCCGTTGTTGTACGTCGCGTTCAGATTGGTCGGTGACTCGACCCGCACCGGCTGGTGGAAGTGAATGCCGCTCGCAACCAACCCATCAACATACTGCTTGGTTGCCGCTTGGAGCGCCAGCGTAGGGTCTTGGGTCAGCGTAACCGAAGTCAGACCAGCAAGAGTTAGCGACGTAGCGCCAAGCGAGATAGCCGTCGTACCAATGGTAACCGCGTTGTTGCTCAGTGCGGCATTCGGGATACCCGTAAAGTTAGTACCCGTGAGGGTCGGCGTCGTTGAAAAAGACGGGGTTGTGCCGCCAACCAAAACACCGGAAGCCGTAGCAACAAACGCCGTGGTATTAGCCGCAGTCTGGTAGGGAACAGAACCAGCAGCGCCCGCAGCAAGGTTAGTAGCCCGCGTAGCGGTTGTTGCATTCCCAGTAATGTCGATATTGACGTTACCGGCGGCGTCCTCATTGACCGACTTCTCAGCCGGATAAGTAACGAATACCGTCTTGGTGCCCGCACTGAAATTGACAAGGCTACCACTGTTGCTGGACGACAGCACCGTATCACGGCTCAGAGCCGTGCTGGCCGAGATATAAGTCCCGATGCCGACTTCCCACTGGCTACCGCCGTTAATAACGTAGTAGGTAGTGTTACCATTGCCGATAGCCGCGCCAAACGACTGATAGCCCGCAGGTGGCGTGCCTGTGAGCGTGACGGAGCCGGTCCCGGTCGTCGTCGTTGTGTCTTGTACGCGATCAGCAAGAACGAGAGCCATCTACCTACCTCACATCAGGTTACGGAGCTTGTAGATCGTCGTGAGATAAACGTCCGTCACCCCATCAATGAGGTTGGCTACCGCCCGGTTGCCCTTGCAGATAGCCTCGTGGTTTTTCTCGATCCACTCAGCGTCTTCGATCAAAATAAGCAGGATGTCATCTGCCTTGGTTTTCGGAGCCTTTATAGCACCTATCAACTCAAATGCACCCTGATACGCCTCGACGAGCTTGTCGATAGCGTCGATTACCTCATCGTAGAACTTGCCGAGTGCTTCATGCCGCGAAAACGCACCGACCCCATTGGCTGTCCAATGTTCGAAATGCGCCACGTTGCGGGCGTAAAACACTCGGCTGATAAGTTCTTCGATCATTAGGCGATCCGGATAATGGCCGTGGTGTTGGTAGCCGTCGGGAAGATGATCGTGAAGTCACCGTTCGTCGCCGTCTTGTCCGAGCCAAAGTCCAGCACCGCAACCGAAGCGTTCGTCAAAGCCGTGTTGGCGTTCGAGTTAGCCGAAGGTGTGGTGTTATAGATCAGAGCGCCACGAGCCGTAATGGTTGCGTTGGTGAAGGTAAGGTCACCAAAATCGCAGAAGCCAACGCCCGTTTCCGAGTTCGTGTTGGTCGCCGTCACACCAAGGTTGGTCAGCGAACCGCCGCCAGCGGTGTAGTTCGTGCCCGAAGACGAAACTTCGTTCGACGAGGTATACGCCGTGGTGTTTGCATCAAGCGAAGCGGTAGACGAATACAGCGCGAGCTTGAAAGTATCTGCACCCGTGTCGCCCGTGGGGCGGAAATCATGCACACCGAGCAGAAGCTGAGCTTTGAAGCTGGTGCACATTGCCTGTGTAATAGCCAATGTAGGTCTCCTTAACTGTCCAAAATGGGAATAAACTCTGGATGCCCGGCCTTGTGAAATTTGTTCACCAGAGTCACATTATGGGACCGGATAGCTTCGTGCATATAATGGACGAGCACCTGACGGATGGAGTCCTTGAACGCCTCCGCTTGGTCCCTGATAGCCGGATGCGTATTGCCTCCAACATAGATAATCTTATCGAGAGCGCGCTCAGCGACTTCCTCAGGCGTGAACCCACGCCCTTCGGTGGTTACCACCATCACATCGCCGCCCAATAGTGTTCCTACGGAATCTAGCATTTGTGTCCCTTTAGATATTCCGTTGCCTTTTCGAGCCGGGGTATATCATCCTTGAAGTACCCAAGTCCAGAATTACAGCTTACGCATAACAACCCACGTATGACCCCTGTATCATGACAATGATCAATTGAAAACCGTGCCCGTTTACCTCCGGGATCAGCCGTACCACAAATAGCACATTTGCCGGATTGGGCTGTGTACATTTGCTCGTATTGCTCGGCTGTTGCCCCGAGGGTCTTACGGATATGCCACTTCCAGCTAGCTATACGGCGATTAGCTGGCGCTTCGGCTCTACGTCGCTGGATACGCGCATCGCGTTCCTCTACCGTTTCATTCCGTGCTCGGGCCTTGTACGCCTTAAACTTTTCTGGGTTGGCCTTGTAGTACTCCCTCTGATCTTCCGCCCTACAGGGTTTGCATCGGGGGTGATACTTAAGTTTTGGATGTGCATGATAATTCGTAAGTGGTTGCTCCACCTCGCACTTTGTGCACTTTTTGAGGGGCACCATTAACATACTACCTTACCGGCAGACGTATCTGTTGGGTGCGGTACATATCCTGCCTATTTTTGCCTTCGCCAAGTTGCTTGAGCATCGCCAACGCTTCGTCATACCGTCTTTGGTATTGCGCGATAACGTCAGCTTCGCCTTTCATGAACGTATACGCTTCTAACAGCGAGCCGTAAAGAAGCACACTCTCAAAGTTATCACCCAACCACGACGTACCTGCTTCCGTAATAGATTGCGGGTAGTAGAAGTAGTGAAGCTCCATCTGATAATTCTGGTCCGGCGTGGGGCCAAGAATGTACGAATCCACGTCAAAGAAGGCGTAGTAGAGCGGTTTGCCAGTGTCTGTGGGCGACGGGTAAGCGGACCGGATGTAGCTTACATCCTTGTTGAGGAGGAACTCATACTCGCCCGATGTTGGGTCGATTACAGCCAGTGAGAAGTTAGCAAGCCAATCAGACGGCACCGAAAGGTACTTGTTGTTGGCTGTGACATTACCGATGACGTTCTTACGCAGGTCCAGAAGCTGAACCATATTGAAGACGCGCTCTTCGGCATTTACAATGAACGTGTTAATTTGCTCAGTCGAAGTGAGCCCACCCGACCCCGCCGTGTCCGGGAAGTCGTTTTCGGTGTAGCCCTTAATCGTTTCGACAAGTTGAGCGTAGTTCATTAGCCGAGCTTCTTGCTGCTATTCGTGCCTTTAGTAGCCGCACCGGTTCCGCGTGTCTTCACGGTCTGGGTATTAGCCACGTTGTTCGGGTAGCCATTATTGCCCAGCGGATTGTGGGCGGGCTTCGGTTGATTATACTCAGCCATTCTTAACCACCTTCCCCATATCCTTGACCGGCTTCTTGCCGCTCTTCTGGTTTGCCACCTTGGCGAGGTTACGTCCAAGCTTCTTCATCTGCTCGTTAGTCTTGCCACCCTTAGCCATGTCAATTCTCCGTCGTTTGAATAGTTACCGTACCAACCTGACCATTAGCTACTAATGTATCAGGAAGACCCCATAAACCCAAGGGGTTTTGAAAGCCCACTGGGTCCCACCCCCAATGAATGACACGACTACCCCCGGAAGGCGTACCAAATGCGTCAATATCCTCAGTCGGTTGCGTGACTGGCTGAGTGCGTAACCCCGTCAAACCAGCTTGCCAATAGGTCGTATCGGGGCGTGGATTGCGAATAGCCTGTGGGTCATCCACCGGATACATGCCAAGCTGAAGCTGCGGTTGGTCAGGTTCCCAGCACGTCGGGCACACAAGGATATTGACGTTCTTCGTCTTGATGACGAGCGACTTCAGTTCTTTCAGCTTATAGCGAAAGCCGCAGCGGTCACACTGCGAAATCGCATATTTACCAGAGGCGAACCGATTAGGCACGTTATCTCCTTAGTAGAACATTTGACGCGGCGCGAGGCGCAGCGGTGCTTTTTCACGGTCTTCGTCTGCTGCCTGCTGCCAAGTCTCGTCGTACATGGCTTTGAGCATGGCAGAGCGTTCGAGCGCTCCGGGAATTTTAAGCGACATGTAATAAGCCAAGCCAGCCACAAGCGGGGGCAGCATACGGAACGGAATATCCTGCGTCGTTGTACCCGAACCAGCGTCCTGAAGGCGGCGGAGGCGGAAATAGACAAACGTGTAATAGTCGCTCTGATCTGGCGCAGGCCACACATTAATCGTCGGATGGTCGATACCAGTAATTGGGTTCGTACCCGCAGGTTGTCCGCCTGTTGGATAAGTTGCACCTGACTGACGATTAATCCACACTTGGATAGGACGCCCTTGGGCGTTCTTGTTGGGGATCGTGAGGTACGTATCAGCGCTGATGCGGTTGATGTTGATATCCGTCTGCGCTTGGCCTGTCTGGGTGCGGATCACGTGATCAAACAGGTCGATGGTGTCGATAGGCAGTTCGTAGGTGATCTGCCCTTGGTTCATGTCGATTGAACCCTGCTCGAGCGTCCAGAGGTTGATGCCCTTATTTGCCCACTCAATGGTAAGCAGGTTCAAACTGCGTCGCGCCGTGCGGAAGTCGTAGCCCGTGCGCATCTCGGCACCGCACCGCTCGAAGGCTTCTTCGAACAGTTCATTTAAATCGAGATTAAAGTTTGTGGTGCCGGATGTCGTCATCTAAATCTCGCTGTCTTCTTGGCGATAGTCTTAGGCTGCTTGACGAACTGCTTGCCCGCCTTTGTGCCTTCGCGCTTCGCCTTGGTTGTAGCAGCATATTCGGAAGATGTCAGCGATTGACGTGCCTTCTTTGGCAAATACCGCTCGCCTGTAGCTTTAGGGCCCTGAGTAGACGGCTTGCCCGACTTGGTTCCCCAGTCCTCCTTGGTCCATTTAGACAAGGATTTCTGCGCTTCCGTCTTTGGGCCGCTATAGCCGCCGCCAGACTTCTTGTACCGCTGGGTCGCAAGCTGGGCTTTGCGGGCGGACCATTGACCCGGCTTACCGCCTTTGTCGCCAGCTTTTACACTAGCGACAATGCGTTTCCACTTAGGTTCGTCCGACCGTGCCATTTACTTCTTCTTAAAGCCCTTCAGCACCTGAGCAAACCGAGCACGCTGGCCCAGTTTGCCGGGAGCCTTGGCGGCCTTGGCAAGTGCCTTAGCCGGGATTTTCTTACCCTTGGGGATACCCATCTGCTCGTGCAATGCACCGGGCTTCTTGATAGCCTTCTGGATAAAGTTTGCTTTCCCACCCTTGGCATAGACCGTCACGTCGTCGGGGTTATCCTTACGACGAATAGTTTTCGCCTTGGGCATCTTGGACGCCTTCATATCGCCCATACCCCGACTAGCGCGCATTAGCACATACCGCCTTTGTTCATAGCAACCATCTTGGTCTTGGTCTTGCCCTTGGTGGCGCAGCCGTCAGCACGCGACGAAACCGAACCGCCCTTGGCGTACTTCTTCATTGCGCGACCCATTGTGTCAGCCGACTTCTTCACGAGAGCACGACCAGCTTTGTCGGCCATGCCGCCTTTTTTCATCTTTTTCATAGAAGCTTGTTCACCTTTCTCACCGCGTTGGACGCTATCAGGGCGACCCTTCGCCATTGCTTCACGGTCCTTTTGCATGGACGTGAACATCATCCGAGCCTGCTTGTTGCTGGCTTTCGGAAGTTCCTTGGTACCTTTGTATGCGGGCATCTTACTTACCTTTCTTCATAGGGGCGCGGGTCTTACCGCGAATTGCAATACCATCGACGGAACCGCCTTTTTTGTAGCCTTTTGCCTTCTGCGATGCAGCAAACTTTTCGTTATCTGCATACCCAAACGGGTTTAGAGCGGAGAAGACTTTCCCCATACGAGCACGACGGCCAGCAGCGCTATTATCGCGTGGCCCAGCGCTGGAAGACTTACCCGCAGGTACGTTTGACCTTCCTGCCTTCGCTTGCGCAGCCGCAGACTCAGCCGCAGAGACGCCCTTAATGTTCGCTGCGTTGCCCTTAATCTTGGGGTATTTGTTAAGGTAAAAATCACCGACGGGTGAGCTGGAAGCAGAAGACTTAGGGGTAGTGGACTTGGCCGCTGGCTTGCTCCCACCTTCACCAGCCATGCGCGTACTGTAGCTCTTACCGTTATATGTGAAGGTTTGCTTATTGGGGTCTAGACCCGCAGCTTTTGCCGCCATGCGCTCATACTTGAACCGCTCGGCAAACGTCATGCCACGCGACGGTGCGGCAGCTTTTTTAACTGTGTCGTCGGCCTTCATATCGGGCTTGGGAGTGGATGCACTGATATTAGCCAGCGCCTTATCGACGTCAGCGCTAACCATCTTACCGATCTTCTTCGAACTCATTGCCATGGCTCAGCCTTTCTTCATTTCGTCCAGCTTAATTTCGAGCCGCTGGATGCTCTTGTCGATGCGCTCTGCGAGCCTATCGAGCGTTTGGTTAACTTCCGCGCGGGTGACGTGGTCACGTGCCACTTCCTCCCGGGTTTTGTTGAGCAGGATGCTAATACGGTCGAGTTCATCAAACTTGCCCTTCACCATGAAGCCAAGCACTGCGACAATCCCGCTGAGAATGATGTTCCATATCATCATCTCCATCTTAGCATTTCCACGC